ACTACCGTAGAAGTAATCCAGCATGGAACGAAACTCATCGTTGATCTAGTCGGTGCTGATCGTGAACTCTCGATCTCGGCAGTAAGGTTCCCCTCTGCTGAAGACGGTGATTCTGATTCTACCGACGTTTCGAAGTGGATCGATAACGTTGCTCCGGATATCTGGAACGACCTCACCGATCTTGCTATAGCCGCTTACATCAAGCATCTGCGGTTTTGCGGCTTGAAGGTGGCGGTATGAGCAAAGAAAAAAAGTATACACGGTGGGATATCGATTGCACGTTTGCCGGGACCAATTGCCATGCGATTTATACGGACTTCCGGGCTAACTCGAAGATCGAGGCTGAAATTCGTGGCCTTGCATACGTCAGGATGATGAACCCTAGGTCAACGGTTCTGAAGGTCAAGGTTTCACCGTCTGAAAAGAGGGCCTTCGTATGACTAGAGCAAAACGAGAGCGCCTAGGCGGCAAAAGCGGCAGTGGAGGAAGCCCAAAGCGGACAACTCGGATGGCCTTCGTTCAAAACAATCGCGGATCGGTACAGCTCGATGTCGTAAGTGAATACGAATCCCCGGAGACAAGCGCGATGAATGCCAGGAGAGCAATTCAGCTTTTTAAAGAAATCTGCGAGGAGGAGGGGCTGCGACTTGCAAACAAACCATTCTGACCCCGTATGGGGTTAGAAAACCAATAGTGGAGGAAAGTATGAGCGACAATCCATTTGATGAAGGTGATCGCGAGGTTGCTGTGCGGAGTTCTTCGGCGATCCAGGTTGAAGAAACCAGAGCGATGGCCGAGGTCAAAGCACAGGTTTTTATGGCGCGCCAGTTCCCGAGGGACCCGGTCAGAGCCACAGACAGGATCCTTACGGAGTGCGACAGGCTCAAGCTGGCAGAGAAGGCCATCTATAGCTATCCCCGAGGTGGAACCAACGTTTCAGGCCCGTCGATCAGACTTGCTGAGGCAATCAAACGAGCTTGGGGAAACATGATGTCCGGGATCGTTGAAGTCGAACGCTCGGAGACTGAAAGCTCGATGCTCGCGTATGCCTGGGATCTGGAAACCAACACAATGGCCAGGCGCGAGTTTAAAGTCCCACACACCCGAGATACGAAGCAAGGGAAGAAAACCCTCACCGATGACAGGGACATTTACGAGATGACCGCGAACCAGGGAGCCAGGCGAGAGCGTGCCTGCATTCTCTCCCTGATACCAGGTGATGTTGTAGAGGCGGCCGTATACCGCTGCGAGAAAACCCTCGTGGCTAAGGTTGGGAATCTGGAAGAAGTGATCCCGAAGATGGTCAAGAAATTCGAGTCTATCGGTGTCTCGAAGGCCATGATCGAGCGGCGCCTGGGGCACAGGATCGAAGCCACCCAGCCGGCGGAGGTCGTGCAGCTCGGTAATATCTACAACGCAATTCAGGACAATATGGCCGTTGCGAGCGATTTCTTTGATACCAGCCTCGCCCGTGCCGCTGAGGATGTGGTCAAGCCTGCCGCAGAAAAAACAGCTTCAAAGAACCCCGAGAATTCGAAATTTGAGCACCCATCTTTGCTCACGGCCGAGCAGTACTGGGAGAAGCTGGCCGCACTCATGGCCGACCCCTCCCTTCCAGCTACAGCGAAGAAGGAAATCGCCGAGGCCAACGCCGAGGATGAAAAGGATCCCGAGAAGCTCCAGGCGCTCCTGGAGAAAGCCACCATTGCAACCCTGTAGGGAAAGGAGAAAAGGATGGACGTCGTAATCGACAAACAGAAGCAGGAAATCGAAACCCAGGCTATCGCCCTCAAGGCTGAAGCTGAGAGCTTCGAGGTCGTAGATCAGGAGACATACAACCTGGCCAATGAATTCGGACGCCGTATCAAGCAGTCCATGAAAACCATCGACCTGTACTGTGATCCGGTAATCGAGGCCGCACACAAAGCCCATAAAGCCGCCTGCGACCAGAAGAAGAGCCTCTACGCCCCCTTCGAGGCAGCGAAGAAGATCGTGGACGCCAAGCAGATCGCCTGGTATCGGGCAGAACAGGCCAGGGCTGCGGAGGAACGAAGGAAGGCAGAGGAAGAAGCCCGAAAGAAAGCCGAGGAGGAGCAGCTCGCTGCAGCGGAAATACTTCAAAAAGAAGGCCTTTCCCAGGCTGCCGAGGCTGTTCTGGAAATGCCTACCGTAGTGCCAAAGGTAACCGTCGCGGAACCCGTGAAAGCCGGTGGAGAATCATACCGGGAACTCTGGAGCGCTGAGGTTGTCGATCTCATGGCGCTGGTAAAGTCGGTGGCCGAGGGGCGGCAACCCCTCGCCTACCTGGAGCCTAGCATGTCCACACTCAACAAAGCCGCGGCCATGTTTAAAGGCACTGTCTCTATCCCAGGCATTAAGATTAAATCCGAAACCATCATCGCTAGAAGGGCTTCCTAGATGACCTTCGACCCGGTCCTCCACGAATACCGCGACGGTGATCTCATTATCCAGTCCGTCACGCAAATCCTCAAGAGGGCCGGGCATATCGATGACCGATGGTACTCCGAGGAAGCCAGGGAACGGGGCAGCGCCGTCCATGAGCTTTGCGAACGCTTTACCAAAGGGATCAGGACCGATGATATCGGCCGGCCCCTGGACTCCCTCGAATACCTCAACGCATTCGCCGCGTGGATGAAAAAATCTCGGGCCTATGCGATCCAGACTGAAACCACGATCGATTTTACCCTCAATGGGCATCGCTACGCCGGCAAGTATGATCTTCTGGCAGAGATAGGCGGTCGAAGGATCCTTGTTGACTATAAGACTGGTGGAAAGGCCTCTTGGCACCCTATCCAGATAGCCGCCTATGTACTCGGGACGAACCCCGACGGAGCGATGCTTCTCTATCTCAAGCCTACGGGCAAATTCATCGAATACTGGCTTTCTCCATTCGAATTGATACGCGGCATTCAGGCATTCAAGGATGCCCTGGCCGCGTAAGGAGGATTATACCTATGCAGAGAATCAGAACATGGCGCATAGCGCTTTTTACTCTTGCCTTAGCGGCAGGAGCTTTATTCCAAATCCACACGATCCGAGCGAATCAGATCACCCTCGGTCAGCCCTTAGAGGGTGGCGGGATATTCGTCGCCCAGGCGTACTTCCCCGGCGGTTACGGGGCGATTGCGTTTGATTCGGCCGATGCGCTCAAGGCATTCGTTCGGATGCCGCACGTGGATATTGAGCCGGTGGCCGCACGGCTAAAGATAAGCGAGGCCATCGATGACAATTGAATGGGAAAAAACCACAACCGGGAAATGTACCACCTTCTCAAGGGTGCCCGAAGGCGCCCGGGTAACAGCCATCGATGATATGGACGTTATTGGACGCTGTGGGCGATGCGGGAAATACCTCACGCTCGTTGACGATTATGAAGAAGACGGAGAAGGGGTATATCTCTGCGAACCTTGTATAAATGGTATCAGCAAGGAGGCATAAATGTGCGAAGTTAGCTGGCAAGAAAAAGCGGAACAGCTTGAGGTGAAGCCATGAAAGACTTTAATGTCACCATGATTGAGGGGCGAACAACCAAGCTCCCTGAGTTAAAATATACGATAAACGGAACTCCAAAGCTCGCCTTTTCTCTAGCTGTAAATTACAGCATAAAGGACGGTGACGGGTGGAAGGATCAGGCAAGTTTCTTCGACTGTGAATATTTCGGGAAGGGAGCCGAATCAGTAAGCCGCTACATCGGAAAGGGTACGAAGTTGCTCATCCAGGGGGAATTCCGGCAAGACCGCTGGGAGCAAGACGGCCAGCCCAGAAGTAAGATCAAGCTGCTGGTGAATGATCTGCGAATCCAGGATTTTCACCGCGACAAGCCAGAGGAAACAGGTGGAGTAAAGCCTTCCACTCTCAGGCAGATTATCGGGAACAGTCCACCTAAATTTTTTGACGAAACCGCGCCAAAGCCACAGACAATTCCCGCCGGGGATATGTTCGATGATGATATTCCGTTTTAAGGGAAGGAATATATGGCCAAACAAGAAAAGGATAGACTAGTGTTCTCTCCCCAAAGAATTGCTTTTAGGATTGCAAAAAATAAAAGTAAAGAGGAACAGAAAATATACTTTAGAAATGCCTCTAATGCTTATATTAAAAACACAGCAGTTAGAAAGTACATCTTTGAAAGAGATAATTATTCCTGCCAATTCTGCGGAAGCAAAGAAAATCTTCAGATAGACCACATTGTCCCGGTTTATCTTGCGACTAAAGAAAACATATTTCAGATAAATCACCCCGACAATCTTCGGCTTTTATGCGGTTCGTGCAATGCAAAGAGGTCACCAAATGGCTAGACCGCAAAGCAAGGGCTTGAGTTATTTCCCGTTAGTTACAGAGTGGGATACTAAAGCAAAGCTGGTTCATGCAAAGTATGGGTTGCTGGGTATTGGTTGCCTCATTGCACTATACCAAGACATTTATAGAGAAGGGTATGCCTTAAAATGGGACGAAGATACAGAATTATTGTTTTCGGCAACTAATAAAATCCCAATATCAAAGTTACGGGAAATAATCAAGTTTTCTATTGAAAGAGGTATTTTTGATAATGGGGTATTAGATAAATATAAAACCCTGACTTCACACGGCATTCAAAAACAATGGGTAGCTGTAGCTAAAGCATCTCACAGAAAGATAATATCTATTGATCAAAATCTATGCCTTTTATCTCCCAATGAGTTAACTACAGAGAAAACACGGCCGCCGGATAGCGAGCGCGGGGTTTCTTCTAGAGGAAATGAAGCGGGCGACGAGATTACTCAAGAGGAAATGCCACAAATTAAAATAAATGAAAGTATAATAAAGAGAGAGGGAGAGAGTATAAGTTATAAAGAGCCTACACCCTCTCCCCCTCAACCTTTTCAAGAAAAGTCAGGATACGGAATTCTTAAAAACGTAGTCCTGTCTGAAAGCGAATACAAAGAACTGTGCCGCCTCTATCGTGAAAGCATTATCACCGATTACATCGATCGGCTCGGCGCTCATTTAGAAAAATCAGGCAAGACATACAGGAGCCACTTTGCTGCAATTCTAGACTGGTTAAACCGGGATCATGTCGAGCAACGAGCTGTTCGAAAACCAATTCAGCAAGCTCAATCAGCCTTTGACGAACCAAGTCCTGAAGCTAAATCTGCGTTCTTCAAAGGGGTAAAAGCTCGGTTAAAAATGCCTTCGGGATAACAATTCCTGGTTTAGGTACTTTACAAAGTCCTTTTTATATGATTTCCTGCCTTTAGGACTATTAGATTTCTTGGTTTGTTTCGCAACTATCGAAACCGAATGATTCAGGAGAACAACCATAGATTATTTTACAATAAATATTTATTTGCAATCAATGAATCTGCGTAACGGCGCTAACGAGGGGCGCAAGGGCCTGTGAAAAGTAAAACAGTTGAAAATCATACATCAAGCGTAGCTACCAGAAGAGCCGTCTTCTCTTTTGGAGGGCTATAGCTTGTGGCGAATCCTGGGTGGGTTAAGGGTGTTTCAGGCAACCCGAAGGGCCGACCGAAGAAAGGCCAAAGCTTCACCGAGATCATGGATAAAGTCCTTAAAGAAAAAGTTGTTGACTACAACGGGAAGAAAATATCAGGCAAGGAAGCCGCTGCGCGAAAGCTACTTCAGCTGGGCCTCTCCGGGGATACTGTCGCCCTCAAGTACATTGGGGATCGCATTGACGGGCGGCCATTTGTGAAAGACGCATCAAAGAATGACCAGCGCCAGGGAATCGAGGACGATCGCTCGATGCTCGAGCAGCTTCTAGGTGGGGGTGGTGAGTCATGAGGATCCTCCCCATTGGCGAGAAGGCCCGAGAAACGATCAGAGCTAAGGGCTTCTTGACTGTCTACGAGGGCTCGGTCCGGTCCATGAAAACCGTAACCTCCCTCGTGAAATGGTATTACTACGTCATCTCCTCCCCGGAGAAAACTTTCCTGATGTCCGGCTGTACCCTTGGATCTATTTCGAGAAACTGCATACAGGGGGAGTTCGGGCTTATCGCCATATCCGGGGGGAAAGCGATCCCCTGCACCGATCAAGACGGATCTAAATTCCTTCGCCTTGGCGAAAAGATCATTTTCTACTGCGGAGCCGATAACGAGGCGAGTTTCAAAAAGATCCGCGGTCTTTCAATTGGTGGGTGGTACGCTGACGAAGTAAACCTCCAGGCTAAGTCTTTCATCGAGACAGCCTTCGCCCGGTCTTTTGCCTCAACCGATAGGCAGAATATCTGGACTCTGAACCCCGAGGCTCCTACGCATTGGATTTACACCGACTATATCGACAAGTACCAGGCTGAGAAAACTCCTGGATACCACTGGTATCACTTCACCCTCGATGATAACCCTTCCCTAACCCCTGAGAGAAAAGCGGAAATCGCCTCCCAATTCTCAGGTGTTTTTTATAAACGCTACGTCCTCGGTCTACGGGTTCGAGCCGAGGGCGGAATTTATACCAGCTTTATTCACAATAAGCCTGGAGAGCCCGGGAATGTTCTTGATGAGTTGCCCGGCATGCAACACGGTCACGAACGGGAGCGAATATTTAGGGTTACCTTTGGCTTGGACTTCGGGGGCTCTAGGTCTGCAACGGCGTTCAACGCAACGGGCTGGCACCTGAACCATAGGGGAGAGCTCTGCACCCTTGCCGTCGATGAAGTCTATGATCCAGCGAATAAGTCCGTCGAATCAGTGATCTCCAACTGGAAAACCTTTGTGTTGCGAAATCGCGAACGCTTTCCGCTCGACCGCGCTTTTGGAGATTCTGCAGAACAATTGATCATAAAGAGCCTCAACAATGCCGGCGCCGGCATTCGCGTAGAAAATGCCATGAAGCGGGAAGTGATCGACCGCATCCGGCTTTATGACGTTCTTTTCTCTCAGGGCCGCGCCAATATCATGCGGAGCTGTAAGCACACAATCGACGCCTTTGAAAATGCGGTATGGGACCCCGAGAAAACTGATAAGAGGCTCGACGATGGAACAACAAACATCGATTCCCTCGATGCGGCAGAGTATGCGATTGAGAGAGACGCTTCTCAGCTGGTGAGGTTCTTGCCGGCCAGGGCGGCATAAGGAGTCAACATGAGCGAAGTGAATCAGACAAAGGCCTCTCTTTGGACGAGGATCCTTGCTTTCCTAAAAAAGATATTCGGCCTCACTTCCCTGCCGGTAGAGGTGACATCCGTCGATAATCACCTGACCGAATGGTGGGCTATTTACAGGCATGAGCCTACATGGATCAAGATGGAATTCGTCACCGCCGACGGGAAGAAGCGAAGCAGAACCAGGCTCCAGCTCGGCATGGGGAAAATTTCCTGCGCGGAGATGGCGGGGCTTGTGCTCTCCGAAGAACCCGATGTCAACGCCGGGGACCTGGTCAAATCCGTGATCGAGAAGGAGCTTCTCTGGGACAACCTCCGGCGATCAACCGAGTATCAAGGCGCCCTCGGGGCCCAGGTGCTCAAGGTCGGCATAGGTTCCGGCGACGACGGGAAACCGGAAATAACCCTCGATTTCGTTAAAGCATCGAATTTCATACCTCTATCTTGGGATAACTCTGGTGTCTCCGAAGGGTCTTTTCTAGACCGGCGGATGATCGGAGGTGAGCCGTATGTTCGCATCGAAACGCATAAGCGAGCGCGTGGCGAGGATGGCACCCTGACCAAAGGTTACGAGATAACCAACCGGGTCTACAGCGAGAAAACCGAAAAGGAAGCCCCGCTTTCATTGTTCGGGGATGGGGTGAAGGATCGGGAAGTCATAGACATCGACATCCCCCTTTTCGCCTATATCCGCAACCCCGAAGCGAACAACATCGATCCCGAAGCGCCCACCGGCATCAGCCTTTTTGCCAACGCCATCGACACGATCAAAGCCATCGACGTGGCGTTCGACCAGTTCTTTTCTGACATCGAGCTAGGCGGTCGAAGGATCGCCCTCCCCGGCGCGGTGTTCAGGAAGTACCAGGAATTCGATCCGGAGAACGGTGCAATAAAATCGGTGTCATATTTCGACCCGTCAGACCGGGTATTCATGCGCCTCGAAGGCGATGATGCTGAAAAATTCGAGCCAAAGGATCTCACCTACGACATCAGGGCCGAGCAATTCAAGCAGGCTATCCAGATCCTTCTCGACCTGTTCGCCTTCCAGACTGGGTTCGACCCGGGGTATTTCGCCTTCGATGGTACCAGCGTAAAAACTGCTACCGAGGTTATTTCCGAGAATTCCCACACCTATAAAACGCTTCAGGGATTCAGAGCGAATCTTGATAAGGGCTTGAAGCACATCTTCACGGTGATAAACATCCTGGGCACGACCTACAAGATCCAGGGAGCAGCGACCAAAGAGCCCTCGATCGAATGGGACGATTCGGTGATCGAGGATAGGAATTCCCGTTCAACCTACTACAGCAGCCTATATTCAAGCGGCCTAATCGATCTTGAGTCAGCACTTTCGAAGGTCCATAGGCTTCCTGAGAAAGATGCTAAGGCTATGGCTGAGAAGATCCTGAACGAGAAGAAGGAAGTAACCGCAGGGGCAATATTTGGAGTTGGAGCATAAGGGGGAACCATGAAAATAAATCTGCATGAAAAAGGCATGAAGGGCGAGCGGGATCGGCTCCAGGTAGTCCAGAAATATGACGAGCTTGTATCCATCCTACACTTGCCCAGGGTGAAGGCCGAAGTTCTCGCCACGATGAGCAATCAACAGATCTACCGGCTCTGCGAGGACACGTACAACCGGCTACCGGACAAGAAAAAGATCTTCTATGCCCAAGCCCTGGGGAAACTCCGGGAAAACGATACCTCATTCCACTGGTGGTGGAAGGATATGGTGAGAATCTATCGCCCCAACACCCGGGGTTATATTGTTCTCGCCTTTAAGGCATTCAAGCTCTATCCGGAATATGTGAAACGCAAGAAGGCCGAAATCGCCAAGCGAAAAACCGAAGCCACCGAGGCAAAGAAGGCTATGTCCGAAGTAGCCAAGGGCTCTGTTCCCTTCGTGAAGCCGGAGGCTTCAAAGGCATGAACCCGACCGATCTGCTCTGGGAAGCTGAAAGCGAAACCCTCCTGGCCATAGCCCGTCACCTCCGGGCGGGGAACCTCGCGTCCGCGGACTGGAAGACAGATCGGCTGCAGAAACTAGGAGCCCTCACCAACGAGACAGCAAGCATCTTGAAGAGGTACCGGGATGGGATTCTCTCGGGGACAATGTCCGAGATTGAAAAGGCAGCCATGGACCGGTTGCTTCGGAGTGAAAAGATCATGGCTCAGGCGAAAGCCCGTGGAGCATCGCTTTTTTCTCCCCTTCCGCCCGAGGCAGACCCGGCTATGCATGGAATTATTATGGCCTGGCAGGAGACGGCGAAGAACCAGATGAACCTTGCTATGGCGACTATGCTAGAACAAACCGGGCAGCTCTACGTCGATACGATAAACCGTACAACCCTCCAGGTTCTCACCGGGGCTATGTCTGGACGCGAAGCTTTGGTCAAAACGGTTAAGGAATGGGCAGCCTCCGGGATTCCATCAATCGTGGACCGGGCGGGGCGTCAATGGACAACCGAGGCTTATTCGAACATGGTCATCCGGACCAATACGACAAGGGTAGCCACAGAGGTTCAGTTTAAACGAGCCAAGGAATACGGGGCGGATCTCATCGAGGTATCGTCCCATGCAGGCGCTCGGCCTCTCTGCGCACCGTACCAGGGCAAGATTTTTTCTATCTCCGGGAAGTCCGAAAAATACCCGCCTCTGTCATCGACGAGCTACGGAGAACCTGCGGGCTTGTTCGGGATCAACTGCGGCCACATGCAATATCCGTTCTTCGAAGGGATAAGTCGCCAAACCTATGTACCCACGGGGGATGCAGAAGAAAATGCCGAGCAGTACCAAGAGAGCCAGAAGCAACGCGCCATCGAGCGATCGATCAGAGCAGCGAAGCGAGAGCTTGGAACGCTTGAAGCGCTCGGAGATCATAAGGCCGTCGCTGAGGCGAAGTTGAAAGTTCGAGAGCGCCAAGCAGTTATGAGGGAATTTATCGCAGAGACGGGACGAACCCGGCAACGCGCCCGTGAAGCAATATGTGACTAAGGAGGTCATGAAGTGGATCCTATGAGAATGATATCGAATCGGTTCATGTATGAAGCTGATGGCTCCGGTGGTGGTAGCGGTGGGAATAATCCCCCTA